ACGAAAATTGCAATCACCCAGCAGTGTTTTCTTACAATACCAATGTGTACTGTAGAACTCATGCAAAACAACAATGTGTTCCAAAACACACAACGAAGGAAAACAATAAGGAGAAAGAAAACAATAAGGAGAAAGAAAACAATAAGGAGAAAGAAAACAACAAGGAGAAAGAAAACAACAAGGAGAAAGAAAACAACAAGGAGAAAGAAAACAACAAGGAGAAAGAAAACAATAAGGAGAAAGAAAACAATAAAGAAGATATTCAATACAAAAAAATACCACCATCCAAATACAAGCCATCGTCTTGGAGTAAATTGACAAAGCCAAAGTTATTGGATTTATTTGATTCAATGAAAACAACTATAACATCATCAAAATCCATTATTACAGTAGATTTGACTACAACGCCGGAAGATTCGACAACAACAATGAAACCTCTTCACAAACATACAAAACCAGAATTGTTGGGTTTGTTACATTCCCTCTACAGAACAACATATATAGATTGGGTAGAACAACCCAGTGCAAATAATGTCGACCTCGTCTCCGTAGGACGTAATATGTGTAGCCAATTCGATAAAGAACTTGGACCGTGGCTTTCGCAAATCAACACAGTTATTATCGAAAATCAAATTAGCCCCATTGCAAACCGCATGAAAACCATACAAGGTCTTATTACACAATATTTTATCATGCGAACCGAGTCCAAAATTTCATATGTATCTTCCGCAAATAAACTGAAAGATGTTTCACAAGACCAAAAATCAACATACAAAGAACGTAAAAAAACGGGGCTCACCGTATGCGAAACACACTTACATTCACAACCAAACGGTGAAAGATGGGTTTCGTTCTTTAAGACACATAAAAAGAAGGACGACCTTGCAGATGCATTCTTACAGGGCATTTGGTTCATTTCGTCGCAAGTACAAAAGCGCCAATAAATAAACATGTGTTCGCGTAGGACTTAAAATTAAATCATGTAATTGATGTATATGGAGCCTGAAATAATAGAAATCGGGAATGATTCAACAACAGCCCCTATGAAATTAAATTTGGGGTCTATGGGCGGAAGTTCGTCTAGTTCATCTTCTATACCAGGGATCGAACTTCTTATGAATGATAAAAAGGGTTCTATGAAATCATCGTCGTCGGGTGATGATGGAATCCACGTAGATGATTTAGCAAATCTGGAAAGCGAATTGAACGACCTAACAACAAGCCTCCCGGGTGGAAACGATATAACTCCCAGGGTAAATTTTGCCACATCTGATGAGTCCGGAAAAACTGAAATTAAATTGGACGAAATCCCCACCATAAACACGCCATCTGTAGGAGAATACACAAGTGATGCAATGGAGAAGGACAAAACATGGGACGGGTTTGGAACATTTCAAAATATTCCAATTGACCCCGACCAGAACGTCACTCCCACACCGCAACTAAGCAAGGAAGAAATGCTACGCGAAAAATTCAAGTTCCTACGTAAACTTGACCTCCTAGAGAAAAAAGGTGTCGAGCTTACCAAGAAATACACAATGGAATCGTCCTTGTCGGAAATGATGGGTGAATACGAAATGATTGTGGCCGAGAAGGAAAAGGAGAACTCTGTCAAGTTTCAAGGCAATATGCTGGCCGCTTTTATTAACGGAGTTGAGTTCTTGAATGGACGATTTGACCCGTTTGATGTTAAGTTAGACGGGTGGGGGGAACAATTTAACGAAAACATTACCGACTATGACGAAATCTTCGGGGAGCTCCATGAAAAATACAAATCCAAAGCAAAGATGGCACCTGAAATCAAGCTCATTTTCCAGCTTGCCGCAAGTGGAATGATGGTCCATATGACAAATACGATGTTTAAGAGTGCAATGCCAAATATGGACGATATCATGAGACAGAACCCGGACTTGATGCAACAGTTCGGTCAGGCAGCGGCAAGTACTATGGGGAAAACAAACCCCGGGTTCTCTGGATTTATGGGAAATATGATGAGCCCAAATGAGCCACCTAAAAGCGTACATATGGGTCCTCCGCCGGCGGCGATTCAAACGAAAACACAAAAGATGGAATCCATGCCACCACCGCGGGCACCGTCTTTCCAGGAGCCACCCGGCGCTAACATGTTTTCGAATTCGCAAAATAACAACGACGGAATCAACGTGGACCAAAATTACGCAAGTGTCGGGCAACAAGAACGTTCTTTAAGACGACCCGAAATGAAGGGCCCAAGTGATATTTCAAATATCCTATCTGGACTTAAGCCAAAAACACCGGCACCACAGCCAGTCACACGAACCATATCTACTAGCGAAGGAAAAGTGAACCCGTTCAGCGAAACACCAGTAGACCTACAAGTACAGAAAGCTTCTATGGACCAAAACGAACTGAAAGACGCCAAAGAAGAAATCGGGAGCACCATTAGCATTTCCGAACTGAAAGAACTACAAAATGAAAATATGCCAAAGCGAAGCAAAAGACGCCAAAAGTCCGATAAAAATACAGTGAGTCTTGATATCTAACGAAACTAACTAGTTTGGCATACTATAACACATATTCAGAATACAATAGAATACAATAGAATACAACAGAATACAATAGAATACAATAGAATACAACAGAATACAATAGAATACAACATAATAATCGACTTCATTATGTTGTGTAAATTACGAGACTTACGAGACTTACGAGACTTACGAGACTTACGAGACTTACGAGACTTACGAGAATACTAGTGTCATTGACGGAGTTTTACAGCATTTTGTCAATGAACGCGTTTTGATAGCATCTTGTATTTCTTTCTTGCCTCGTCCATCATTTCCTGTATACACGTATGGGCGTTCGTATGCATATTTCTGATTCCCGATTTTAGTGTTTACCCAAGTAGTCGAATGATATGGCATGTATTCAGGTGCGATAAAATATTCACAACACGTGCAATATATTCATTTAGTCCCTTTTCATCAGCTCGTTTTTATCGAGCGTCACTTCTTTTGCAACATTTCGGATGATACGCGACATGTTACGCGTTTCTTCCTCTTCTTGGGGCGCACCCATCGTATTTTGAATTATATTCATGTATTCCTTATTTTTTAATCGACTGCTATCCAAGCATTCCGGATTCTCGTCTACCCACGCCGGAATCTGCTTCAAATTACTTCGACGGATATATTTAATCGCCTTTTTCATCAACTCGTTGTCTTCGTTTTCCTTTGCCCATTCGTCATTATCCTTTACATATAGAACTTCGCGCTTTAAATCACTACAGTGTATGGGGCGTTTATGCAATTCGAGATCTTCTAATCCACGCAGTATTATTTTTGTCATGTTATCAACATAACCTAATTTACCACCAGCCTCCAAATCCTGTAATTGCAGTTGTAACGATTTCACAAAATCCATTATATTGATTGCATCTTTACATTCCGTATTTAGAAATACATTCAAGTTAAATCGGTTTGTTGTATTGTTTGTTGTATTCCCAATCTTCGGGATGATTTCCCCGATCTGGCGCTGCTGCTCGCTCAACATTTTACGCAATTCATTATTTTCTTCCATGATTACCTTCAACACATCTTGTGTCGTCTTTGATACTGCATCTGTTACATCTTGCGATGTCACCATCTCTTCTAGAACACTTCCGTGATGTTCCGAATTCGATGAATTATTTACCTGATACAAGAATTTACACGATTTTTGATGCTTGCATAATCCAGAACGGAATTTATATTCGCGCCCACACGAACATATGTGCTTACCATCTATGGTGTCATTTTGTTTTGGAACTAAAAAGTTCCGTTTTATGGTGCTAAGGTGTTTTACGGTTTGGAGGTGTCTTTCCCATTGACTCTTTCGTGACGTAACATAGTCACAATTTTTACAGTAAAAATTTGGTGTTTTTTTTGGAACTTTTTTGTTATCCATTTTGTTACTCTATATGGATAACAAAAAGTTCCGAAATCCTTTTTCGCAATTTTTATCAAAAAAACTTATGGTAATAAATCATTTTTTAAAAAACGGGTTTATGACGCTTAACGTAATAAATGAAAAAACGCGTTTTTTTCGATCTGAAAACTTTTTTGAAATTTGGAATTGGACATTTATTTTTGTCCAAAATCGATTTTTCAAAAAAAGTTTCTAAAAAAAGTTTCTA